AGCTCAGGAAGCTGAAGTCTCCTATCGGATTCAGAAAGCACAAGAGCGTGCTGCTGCCACCGTAGGGCTGAATGAGGATGACCTCAACAATCAGCTTGTGCAGAGCATGGCAGAATACAATTCTGCACAAGAAGCCAAGAAGCAGCAGCTGCAACGCTACCAAGAAATTCAATCTGTTGGCCTGCTTGACAACCCGGTAGGCTACATTCTTGGCCAGCTTGAACTGCCGCAAGTTGTAAGCACGCACAATGCGCTGAATGCCAAGGCAGCCGCCGCAGCAGATAACATTTCCACCCGGCAGCAACTCCTGCAACAGCACAAGAGTGCAATGGTCGTCAACACTGCAGAGGCAGTTAAGGATATCAATCTGCAGAAGGCAGAGGCTGGCGTGGCGCAGGCGCAGCTTGCACTTCGTGAAGCAGAAATCAACAATATCAGCAAGCTTTCTGGCCGGAAGCTTCAAGAGTTCCAGCACGCAAACAGCATCTTTGCAATTCAGGATGCCGCATTCGCCAAGCAGTTGCAGGTTGCGCAGTTCCAGATGAATCTGGAGGACCGACAAGCTGCTCGGGAAGAGCGCCAGGCGCTGGCTAAGGCAAAGCTGAAGGATAAAGAGGCGCAAGATGCTGCTGTTGCAGAATTCGACACGCAGTCTCAGCGTATCTCTCAATTCCTCGGTCTGCAAGCTCCCATCAACTATGCCATGTGGCAGAAGATGGCCAATCCCAAGCAGAAGCAAGCATGGTTTGAGGCTGTGACTACCGGCGAGATGGGCAGCAATCTGCTCCAATCTCTGCAGTTTGTAAACAGCCAAGGCAACAGTGCTGCACTTCGGCAGAACAATCCGGGAGTTGCCGCAGCGACGCAGGGCTTCATGACTGCAATCGACAGTGTTGCTGGACCTCTTGCGCGGCGGCCTGAGAACCTCAAGAAGAGGCCGGAAGAGCTGGCAGCGGAAGCTGCTAATATCTACACCAACACGGTAGTTGGTGCGGCTGGCCGCGCGGACTCTGGCAACTCCCTGTTCTCCAGTCAGTGGGACAATCTGTTCAATCCCTACAAGGCAGAATACAAGGTGCTGCTGGACGAAGTTACTGCAGGCAAGATTCCGGCACTGCAAAATAACATTGTGGTCAAGACTCTGAGCAATCTTGCACCTGCGCTTGATCCTACTGCCAGCAACCTGAGTGCAGACAGCCAAAACAAACTGATGCTTACAATTGCCGAGCAGGTGCGGCGTCGGGAGATTGGCCTTGATGAGGCAGCTCAGCAGGTCAGCCAGTTCTACACGATTGCAGCACTGAAGAACAAGGACCTCTACCAGTATGATCTTCTTGGCCTTCCGCCGCAGACTCGCTACATGGCTACTTTCGGCACGACTGGCATGTTTGGTTCTACGGTCACTGCAGACCTTATGAATACCATGAGTGCGAAGAAGGCACTGGCTACGCTGGCCACGGGTAGTGAGAAGAAGGTCTCTTCTGGTGTGCTCGGCGTACCAGTTGGCAGCAGTGTGCAGCAAATCTTGGAAGGTCAGCAACCGCAATAAGCCGCAGGTTCCATAAACTTCTGTTGGATGCAACGGAGAAAATAAATGAATGAGTTCGAGTACCATCCCGTAGTTCTTGGCGCAGACACTACTGACATTCAAGCTGGCACGCTGACGCGCATCAGTGAGGCAGTCACCAAAGGGCTTCCGGCTGCTGCCACTTCTGGCGCACTTAGCATCTACAACACTTTCCAAGACTACACTGGCGGAGAGCAGGCAGATATTGAGCAGACTGTGCGGCGCTGGAGTGGCAATGAGGTTGGCGACTACTACGCAGAGAACAAAGAAGTCCTTGACGTTGTAGGTTTCGTCGGCACGTCGCTGATTCCCGGCAGTGTTGGCATGAAAGCGCTGCAGCTTGCACGGGGCGGCAATGCTCTTGGTAACGTTGGCAGGGCGCTCAATCTGACTGCGTCACGCAAGAATGAATATCTGCAACGGGCACTTCAGGAAACTGCGCAGGGTGGCGGCGCCCTGAAAGGTATCCTCACCAAGAACAGACTTGGTCAGCTTGGTTGGGAGACTGCAGATCAGGCACTGCTCGGTACGGCTTTTGAACTCGGGGTGCTTGCGACCATGAATGATTCGCCAGTCTTTGATGACTACACAGTCAAGGACTTTGCATGGAACGTTGTGCTTGGCACTACCCTGTCTGGTGCAATTGGCGGCCCGCTTGGTAGTCTTGCAGCTCGCGGTATTCTCAAGAGTGCGCAGCGTGAGATCGAAGCGCAGATGCGACTCGTGGATACGGTCTTTAATCCTGAGCGCATGGGACTGCAGAAAGGCACGGAAACCCTCGTGATGGCAGAGAGCATTGCGCTGCTGCCCACTACGCACAAGAATCTGCCGTTCAAATACAGGGCAGATGGCAAGGTGCAGGAGATCGAACTCAACATCTCTGGCAAGCTGGAGCAGGCAAGGCTGGAAGCCACGAAGCTTGGCAACGATCAGCTTGCACTGAAGTTCAATGAGCTTGCAGGCGGCGATGCCACTCGCGGGCAGGCAGTCTTTGATTTCATGCAGCGCGCAACTCTTGCAGCTCGTGATGCTGGACGCTCTCCCACAGAGATCATTGAGCTGCTGAATGGCTATCTGAACAATGTCAAGCAAGTACGTGGCATTGATCTTGATCGCATGGCTACGGATGCTCGTAAGTTTTATGTACGCACCAAGCCCTTCGGTCCGGAGGCTACGCCGCAAGAGCGCCTGTTTGGCATCTTCTCCAAGAAGCGTACTCGTGAAACTGGCCAGACACCGTACATGCTTGCAGACGATGTGAGCACTGCGGATCTTGCTATTGAAAGTTTCGAGTCTCTCGGAGCTAAGAACATTCGTGACGCATTCCGTCGCAATCCTGATCTTGATGTTATCCAACGCGCAGATGGCCGCTACTTTGTCAACCCGTACAGTCAGAAGATCATCAAGCTCAAGGAGAATCCCGTCCAGTATCGCATGTTCGTGGATCTGGAACACGGCGGCCTGAGTACGGAAGCTGTGCCCCGCTTTGGTGATATTCTGGAGGCTGGCAAACTCCGTGCCGGTCTCGACTATGTGGAAGCTGGAGGTAAGAATACCTTCAGGCAGGATGCTGTTCGCCTCTCGCAACTGGGAGACTCCCCACTTGAGTCGAGTGCCAGATTTGCATGGGCCAGCAATCTCTCACCGGGTATGCTCCGTAAGATCACGAAGGATGTGATTCATGCCGCAGACTTGCCGATGATTACGCGCTTGCGTGAACTCCATGCCAGTGGAGAAATTACCACGGATGCGCTTCGCAAGATGACCTTTATGGACAATGGTAAGCAGTACACCTTCGACGACATTGCGAACTTCAATCAGTGGGTCGACGAGAAGAAAGTTGATTGGCTGGCCGATCAACTCAATAAGTGGGACAGCAGTAAAGGCTCGGTGCCTAGCTCTGAGATTCTTGCCACGCATGTGAATGCCACACAGGATTGGGTAGAGTCTATCATTGAGCGCGGTTTCACACTGGCAGATGGGCCTGTTCCTATCAAAGGAAACACACTTAGCACGAAGGCTGCGTTGGCTCCCAAGACTGTGGAGTTTACGTGGGACTTCGGCAGTGTGGCAAACATGCTGCCTGAAGAAGCCTACAATATGAACATGGGGCCGAGCCACCTTGCAACTAAGGAGCTGACGAAAGAATATCAGATGCTCATTAGCAAGCGTGTTGCAGACAACGCATTTGAGTCAGTGCTTGGTGCTGACGCTCGCATGTTCATTTCTGCAGATGAGCTTCTCCGTGAAGGGGAAGGCTCTCTCGCGGCTGCTGCTACCAGTGAAGGTGCAGGAGCTACAGCATTCGGTGCAGCCAACGCTGGCTATGGTGAGCGTGCAAAGCTATGGGCACAAGACACTGGCAAGAACGTAGCCCTCCTAACTCAGCGCCGCCGCGATGAAGTCGTAGAGTCTCTGGCTCCGATGATTAACAGGCTGCGGGAGGACCGCGCGGCTGCTGCAGAACTTGGTGTTATCACTACTGCAATGCGCAAGTCTGAGTTCCGCTACGTCTTCAATCCTGAAAGGCCACAGCAACTCATTAGTCAAGAAGTTTACAGGCTGGTGAAGTCTGGCAAGATGGACATTGACGACGCACTTGAGTATGTCGGTACCAACTCCAAGATGCCGCACAGCTTTGACATTGAGTCTCCGAGTGTTGCAGAGTTCCTGCGTACGCACGCACAGATTAACCATGTGCGCAGTGACAAGATGACTACGCTGATGAACGCAATGGGCCTCACTCGAAACGTAGGGGATGAGCCTATTGTCTACGTGCCGCCTATTGATACTGTTCGCTATCCGTATCATGCTTTTGTACGCACCAAGGAGAAGCTTGGCTTGGCAACTGATGTGGGCATGGTGACTGCACGAAGTGAGGATCAGCTGCGCCGGCTGACTGCTGAGCTGTCTGAAGATTTCGATATCTTCTACAAGGCCGACACGGACAACTACTTCAAGATCAAGGGAGAGTACGACTATCAAGCTACGCTTAACGAGTCCCGCGTAAACAGCGAGCTCTCGCGCCGCGGCGTGCTTGCAGACATTGTGCCGGAGACTCGCCTTGAGAATGTGATGGAGGACTATCTGCAATTCCATGCAAAGGCGGAAGAGCGATTTGTTCGTACCGCTGTTCAGGTGAAGAATAGGCGGACATTCTCGGAGCTCAGCTTCTTGAGCGATCAGTATCGGAAAGTTTCTGAGTCTGTTGTTCGGGGTATTGGCTCGCGATTCAAGAGCAAGATTGCTGATCCGTTCGATGACTTCATCAAGACTGCACTCAACATCTCCAAGCAGCAAGAGTTTCCTCTGCTTGATAGCCTCAATGAATTTGTTGATAAGGTGAGTCTCTCGGCAGGTGAGGCAATTAACAAGGCATTCGGTGATGCTCGTAATGGTGTGATCTCGTGGCAAGAGGCCAACGAAGTAACTGCGCGCTATGGGCTCGGCAAACCCTACACCAATGAGGAACTTTACCTTGCGGCTAATGAGACGATGCCGCGTAACGTTATTCGTGAAGGCCTGCAAAAGACCAACCTTGCACTGGCCAACATGATGTTGCGACTTGATGTTGCCAACTCTATGATCAACATGATTTCCACTCCGATCATGCTGGGCACTGAGTTGCAAAGTATTAAGGGACTCATTGGAAATAACAGTGAGCTTGCTGGCAAGCTGCGGGAGCTGACGAGTATTGCCGTGCCGGGCAGGAATGGTGCTCGCGTCCCGTCAACTACGAAGCTGCTGGCAGATGGCATCAGCAACTATTTTGGCCCGCAGAAGAGTGAGCTGATTACGCGGTACAAGGAGATTGGTGCAATCAAGGATGTGAGCCAGCTCTATCACGAAGTTCTTGATGACTTGAGCTTCCGTCCCACGGTGTCTCCCAAGGCATGGATGGATAAGGTGAATGCTGGCGTGGAGCGAGCAGCGAAGTTCACCGGCAATACGTTGAGTGAGGAACTGACGCGCTTCGTGTCTGCAGATGCCATGCGCCAGCTGAGTCAGCCTCTTGTCGATGCAGGCAAGATGACCATCAAGGAGCAGAATGCCTATATCAGCACCTTCGTGAACAGGGTGCAGGGCAACTATGTTACCAGCCAGCGGCCAATCATCTTCCAAGGGACGACGGGCGCAGCTATCTCGCTGTTTCAAACGTACGCGTTCAACGTCCTGCAGCAGCTGCATCGTCACATTCAATCAGGAGATAAGAAAACTCTAATGCTTTTTGCAGGCTTGCAGAGTTCTATCTTCGGCCTGAATGGTCTACCCTTCTTCGATGCAGTAAACACGCACATCATTGGCGGATGGCTCGCAGGAAACCCGAAGCACAATGACGCATACAACATTCTTCCGGGGTTCAACAAGGAGCTTGGAGATTGGATGCTCTATGGAACTGCCAGTGCTTTCCCGCTGTTTGCCGGCCAATCTCCGGCACTATTCACCCGTGGCGACATTAATCCGCGTCACCTTACTATCGTTCCTGTCAGCCCGCTTGATGTTCCTGCCGTAAGTGCAAGCATCAAGTTGTTTGACGCAGTGGTGGGCATGGGTAAGGATATGGTTCAAGGTGCCGATGTGAGTGATGCACTGCTCAAGGGGCTGGAGCATCAAGGTTGGAACCGCCCACTGGCAGGCTTTGCTCAACTACTGGCAGGTCAGAGCACTACGAGTAAGGGCTCGCTGATCTCTGCTGCTAACGACATGGAAACTACGAGCTGGCTAGGCGCTCTTGCTGAGCGTACTTTCTCAGTCACTGGAGTCTCCAGACTCATGGGCGCGCGGCCGATGGATGAGGCCGTGGCACTCAATGCAATCTACCGGCAGAAGACTTACGACGCCATGGATCGTGCAAGGATTGAGAGACTCGGTGAGCTTGTCAAGATGAAGCTGGCAGGTAATGAGGTGCCAAGTGATGAAGAGCTTGAAGACTTCATGCTGCGATATACTCGCAGTGGAGGGCGGATTGAAAACTTCAGCCGTGCAATGCAGCAATGGAGCAGGGATTCCAATGTCAGTGTGGTGAATCAGCTGGCTGCAAAGCTCGGCAATCCGTACAGTCAGAAGTTGCAAAGCATCATGGGCGGTGATCCATTACCAGACTATACCAACCAGCCTGAAGATGGTGAGCTTTTCTAGGCAAAAAGAAACCCGCCTCAAGGGGCGGGCTTTTTATTGTCTGCTGTTTGCGCGGCGCGTTATTCGTCCAGTTTCTGTTGCACGGCAATGCGCATCTGGTGAGTGATCTGCTCACGAAGCTCAGGCTCCGGCGACCAATACTTTGCACCTTTCAGAACCTTGCCCCGAGGGCCATAGATGGGGTTGCCATCTTCATCCAGCTTGCTGAAGTTACTGCGCATGATGGTGGCGAGGCAGGCATCATTGTCAAGCCCAAACTTCCGCATCTCGCTGGCGCAGTAGATTTGAATGTCGCACAGCCAATCTGCAATCTCGGAAAGAATTTCCGGCAGCGGTGTAACGACGGCTAGCTTATCAATCAGCTCATTACCCTCCTCAAGTTCCTCCTGAAGAATCTTCATGAAGTCGCGGATACGCTGCGCTGCTGCTCGATAGCCATCCGGCAGTCTGGGGCTTTCGCTGCACTGCAGCTTGTACATGCGATTGAAACTCTTGATCTGCTCTTGAAACTTACTCATGATGTTTCCTTCCCTTCTCAGTTAGATACCATACGTAGTGCTTGGTCTCTGTACCCACAACTTTGCGGATGTAGCCGGCCCGAAATAGCGCCTGCATTTGTGGCGTGATTGTGCTGCTGGACTTTCCTTGTAGCCTAGCCAGTCCAGCAACGGTATATCCCTCGTGCCGACGAATGAATTGCAGTAGCTGTTGGCAGTTGTAGCGAAAATCTCCACGATTCTGTGATGTTGTTAGTATCCCCCATTGCGGCGTGATGTCGAATTTGCAGTCTGCGTGTCGATCCCGCGGCTGCTCCTCCTTAGCGACTGCTGGCCAAAGTGGCCCAAACAACAAAGCATATTGGTTCATTGGTTCTCACATCCTTTGCAGCAATCATCGCTGCTTCTCATATCGTGTCCGCAAGTGATAGGCTTCCAGTCTGTAACCACCCAGCGGCTGGATTGACTCCATGGACTTGCACGATACGCAGTCTGCTGGCCTCTCGGCCCACTGCCCACATGCTGAGAATGGCAGCCATATCTCCAGCCCTGCGAGGCTAGATGCACGGTGCGCGCGTGCGGGGTGTCGGCGTTGGCGTAGCCTGGCATTACGGGCATGGCTTGGCCTCCGGGGCGGCTGCGAGCATGGTGCGGATGAATCGAGCGGCATAAGCGGTTGTAGACTCTAGATGGTCATCACCCTCCCCAGTGACGTTGCCGACATTGACCGTCTTTTCATAGGTATCCAGACCAGCAGCCACTGCTTCTAGCTCTTCCCGGCTAAAGTCCTCAGATACGCTCGGCACTAGCTTCCAACCCCCATTCACAGCGGGGTCAGTCGCAACATCTACATGGAAGCCAATGAGCGCATCGAGCTTTCTCTTTGCGACTTCATATGAATCTTCGGCACTGGCGACGCCGATGTGCGCAGCGATAAGTGCATCAGCAATGGCGCGAAGCCACCCTTCCGGAACGTGCTGCGCATTGGATTGCTCGACCATGCGTTCGTATTCTTTTACATAATCCATCATTTCACCTCCGGTTTCGGTTCTGCCGCCCGGTCCAACCGCTCGATCTCGGCGAGGATCAGGGCCGCGGCTTTCACGAGATTGCGTCGCTTGTCGCGCGGCCTCCACCACAGCCGATGCCAGGGCCACACGTTTATCATTGCATCCGGGTTAAAACCTGCGGAGACTAGAGCGTAACAGGCAGCAGCTTTCGCCATTTCTCCCGCGCTGTGCTTGTCGTCATACTCTGGCGTCCAACCTTCTGCTTCGATCTGGCGGCGGCGCTCGGCGAGTACGTCCAGCGCGGCTTGAGTTCCCGGCACGCTCGGCGCGGGGACGGGGCGGGCGTAGAGCGAAAGCGACGCCTCCTTGTGTTGATGGGCCTCGTTTAGACGGTCACATGCAGTTTGATCTGCTTCAAACTCCCAATCCTGAAGCTCTTCGCCGTACCAGCTCCCTACATGCAGCACGCCAACCGGCTCCTGCCTCTCGGCCTCTTCTTTCCACGCCAGCAACGCATCGAGTTCAGCGCGCAGCTTCCTAAGCTCCTGATCTGCGGCTATGTACTTCTGCTGGAACTCCCGCATACCTTCGTAGTCTTTTCTTCCTTCTTCTCGCAGCCTCTCATTCTCTGCAAGCAATTGCTCATAGGTAGGTACGTTCATTTCCGTGCTCCTTCTCTTTTCATAAAACCTTTACGCCGGGAAATCTCACTGCCAAGCTCAGCCAATTCCCACGACAGTTGTGCATGGCGCTCTTCAAGATTTCGCAGCTCACTGCCTGCCTTCCACCTGAGAAACTTCCTGCCAATCGCAAACTCATTTAACAGCTTTGAGAGGAACCGCATGATTGTTAGCCTCCTTGAGAAGTGAGTAGTCTACATACACACTGCTATTGTTGAGCACCTTGCGCACAATCAGATAGCCTTGCGTACTGTTCATCTTGTTACGTGATACGTATTGAATCTTGCCACCTTGCACCAGACCTTGCAAGAGCTTGTTCAGATCTTCGGGCTTGTCCAAATCACTTTGCACCTGTTTCCACAAGGCTGGAATATCGAGTGGAGTACGGGACTCGGAGAGTACAGAAATAATACGGGCGGCCACATCAGCATGCTTTGCTTTACCAAACTCTCCCATGGCTTGAGGCATGCGATGCTCAGTGAAAGAAAGGAGAGTGCTGGCAAGAAGCACATCTTCAACGCCAATCTCTGTGGAGATACGGGACGCTGCAATGATAAGACAGAGCTTGAGGAGGTGCGTGAACCGGCGAGTTGAATAATGTTTGAATCGAGCATCTTCTAGCCCCTCGAATGTACGATAGATAACTTCAAGCATACCACGTGCCTTGGATGAAATCTTAGCCTCACCGTGTACATGGGTACGCATTTCCATGAAGTGTTCAACCAGCTCTGCACGCAAGCTATCAGATGGCTTCTCCGGGAATGCAATCTTCTTGCCACTGCTCTCACCAAAGACAAGGAGAAGGCGAGACATGAAGCCTTGACCTAGAGAGTCTGGCGGGAAGGCAGCAGCAAAGCCAGCGTGCGTGTTACCTGCTAGGATTGATACTGTTGGCTGGTAGATGGAGACTGATCGGGAAGTCTTGAGGCGCTGCTTGAACACTGCGTCAGGAGAATCCCAATCCCACAGATTACCAAGGAGAGAAAGAAACTCAAGATTAGAGCTCCCAACAAACTCGTTGAACTCATCCGCGACGACAAAAACTTCACGCGGATCACCAACAGTAGCATCAGAACCAAAGAGGTTACGCATTGCAGCGTTACTATCCAGAACAGTACCGTCATCATCTTCCACCCCCTCCAAGTCAAGTAGAAACTTCTCTTTACTTGTCCGCTCTGCGGCGAACTTATCGTATCCTGATGATGCCAGCACCTTCTTAGCGATCTTGATTGCTGTCGACTTGCGTGTGCCCGGATCGCCTACGAGCATGATGTACATGTTAGGATGTATGTTGAACTCCCCGAATGGAAGTTTGAACTGCCTTCCAAGTGCGGCCCCCATACACGTCAGCAGACTCCACCTGTGAAATACCAGTGGAGGTTCTGTATCTTTCGTGTATTCAAAGTATTTATCAAAGATGGTTGTCACTTTAGTGCGCCCCAATAGACTTCCCCACTATTCATATCAGGAGGAATTAGCATCGTCCTTGTCTGACCATCAACACCAGTGACAGGAATCGGATGCTTCATTCTTTCCCGCATAATCTCAGGCACGTCGTCACCCTTGTAAGCGTAGAAGATACTATCGTGAATCTGCGCCTTCAGTCGGACACGGCCACGCAAATCACCATACACAGTCGAATGCCAGATTTTGTACAGGACACGGTTAATGATTGCAACGGACAAGTTTTGTGGGCCATGAGCAACTGCTGCATTCATTGCAGGCTTTGATGCAGTGGGATCCGCGAAGAAGTAACGGGTCCAGCCAAGCGCACTGACCAGCTTCTTGGTCATCTTAATCTCACGCTTGACTGCATCGTACCAATCTTTCTTCACTTCTGGATAGGTAAGTTCGTAGGTGCGAAGTAGATGCTGGCAAACCTGAATGAGCGTCCACTTTGCCGGGAGCTTCAACAGGATTCTGGCTTCTGCTACAGCCTTCGGTCCCATGGTTTCGAGGAGGACTGCGGCTCCCATTGAATAGTTCGATCCGTGATTCACCCGTTTGGAGAGGTTACGCAAGGGCTTAGTCACTTCCTCATAGGGTACGCCAAAAAACTTACTGGCATTCCATGAGTGGTAGTCTTTGTCACTCTCAACCAGCTCAATCAGCGCATTGCAGCCGGATAGATACCCCACACAGCGCGCTTCAGACTGCGCATAGTCGCCTTCGGCCAAAAGCCAACCATCATCTGCTTTGATCCAACTCTTAACTGCTGTACCCTGTGGGATATTTTGGATTTGCAAGCCTGTCCAGAATGAGGATTCACTAGAGGCCAGCCGCCCTGTGTCAGTTCCTGCCGGGTTAAGTTTGTAATAGAGTCTGCCATTCCAGAACTTATCCCACACGAAGTAGGTGGAAAGCAACTTGGCCTGCTTTCGGTATGCAAGAATTGCAGAGACAATGAGTTCATTGAAGGGGTGCACGGCAGCACAAGCACTCATTGCTTTGGCATCTGCACTCTCCACGTCTCCCATGCCCAGAACTTTGAGCAGTCTCTTGCATTGGTCAGGACTTCCGGGGTTGAAACTCTCCCCGAACCATGCCTCCAGCCTCTTCCGTTGAACTTCCAGCTTGGCTTCTGCCTCTGCCTTGGCAGCTAGGAACTTCTGCTGATCCAGTGAGAGGCCATCGGCTTCCATGTGCAGGCAAGGAAAGACCAGCGGGAATTCTTGCAGATAATTCTCTAGTGCCCAGTCAGGAACTTCAAGAATGAGAGAGCACCATGCATTCATCGTAGCCCAACAGTCTCGTGCGTTGTACTCAAAAAGTTCAAACTCTCCGCCTGCGCTGTCGTCCTTCCAATATCTAATGTCCCGCACTGCGAACGCGGTAATAAAATCCAGCCGCTTCGGCAGTTCCGAGTACCAAGAATGGAAGAGATGTTGCGTGTCGTAAAGCCAATTATGTACTGGGATGTTCCAGCGTAGGAAGTAGAGATTGTCATAGAGTCCATTCTGGAAAATCTTCGGGGGGCGGGAGGCATTCAGTTTGCGGCAAAAGTCTAGGGCAAGCATATCTTTGAATGGCACAACCACAGAATGTGTGGAGCCATCAGCAAAGAGTGCACAATAGCCTACGCAATGAATGCGGCGATGCTCGTCACCGCGATAGGTTTCAATGTCGACTGCGAGCAGCTTTGCACTTCCAAATTTTGCAAGCAAGGCCGCAGAGTCTGATGGTTTCCAGACCTGCCAAGTGAAGGAAGTTTGCGGGAACCAATCAGCCGGCCGGGTGATCTTGCTGATGAAGCGCTTGAAAACAAAGCGGCCTTCAGGAGTACGGACAAGGTGATTGAGCGGATTGAGAATGAGCACCTTGATATCATGCGGAGTGCCCATCTTTGCAGCTGGCAAGGTGAAGCAGCTACCGGCGTAATCATACAGAGACAGCTTGCGCTTCAAGCCTATCGTACCTAGCGGGTGGCGAAAGTTAGGCAGACTGGAAAGCAGGAGAGTCATAGTCTGCGGGCACGTAGTGATGATAGCTTCCACGTGGTTAGCTTTGCACTTTGCAGCAATGCTGGCAAGGAAAGACTCAGGAGACAGGGAGACTTTCACACCCCAAGGAGTGCAGAGTTCATTGAAGCGAGGCAAGTATGCACGATCATCAGGAGTGCCAAAAAATGCAAGCACGGACATAGTAGCTATTCCTCTGTTAGATTTTATTTTCAAGCCGACGAAGGCTGGAAAAGAAAATGCCCCTCCACACCAGCTAAGATGCAGAGAGGCAAAGAAGTTACAGCAGCGTGCGGTTACAGAACAACAACATCACGCAGGCTGAAATTGAAACGCTCCGGATCTTTGCGATCCTGCTTGCGCACCAGCGAGGCAGCCACGGAAACCTTGTTGATCTGGTTCAGGACTTCACCCATCTGCGTGACACCGAAGTGAGCAGAGAACGGAGCAACTGCCTCTTTCAGGAAGCCGATGCCGAAGTCGTTCTTGGTGCCGTCTTTCTTGAACGGCGAGAAGATCTGCGAGAACTTCATGCCGACCGCAGCTTGTGCTTCTTCTTCCGGATTCTTGATCTCGTTGAGGGCTTCGACCTCATACGAGAACTTGATGTACGGGTTCTTGCCAGCTTCTTCAGGATCGACACGTTCAGCAGTCACGACCAGATTGTAATGACCAGTGGGCGGCACGCCAACAGGGGGCAGATCATCAAGGTCATCCATTGAGGCATTGAGCAGATCGTCAAAGTCATTGAAAGCAGCATTGGACATTTTCATTTCACCAAGAACAAAAGGTTGGAATTAGCAGACTGCCGGCCTGCCAGCGGAACGTGGCTACGCCACAGATTAGATGCAGCAAAGCTGCGGGATGTTAGATGGTGATCCCGTAAGTCAGCTTGGCAATCAGTCGGATCTCGTGGATGGCCTTCGTCAAATCTTCGAGGCCAGCCTTGTCCTGGTGCCGACACATGCGATTGATCACGCAGCCTTCAAGAAAAGGAATCTTGTTGTAGGTGATGAACTCGACAGGCTGAATGGTGAATTGCTTATAGTGCGTGCCATCAACCTGTTCATAGAGTGGGTTGGTCATTGCAGGATCCATGATGTGTTTTCTCCGAGGGTGAAAGTGATGATACACGCTTTTCGCTACGTGTCAAGTGGGCTAAGCAGCTGGGAACAAGCTCTCGATACTAAGCACGTCTCCTTTCTTCTCATCCACACTGACTGGCAAACGGCTACCAGTTACAATGGTCGGAGAGAAGGTGGTCATGCTGTTTGCACGATGCTGCTTGTTAAGCACACTGGTATAGACCACGCTGTCAAAGAACTTGGCGCAGGTCAGTGAGAAGTTACGAGTGCCAGCTACAGGAACAATCTTCTCGCGGCCCTCAAGACTTTCAGACTCCAGCTCATGACTGATTACTGCCACATTGATATCGAGAGCTTGAATGGAAGAGAGTACCTGCTCCATGAGATTGCCTTGCGCTGCATAGTCTGCATAGGTGCGCTTGTATTCCTCACCGCCGGGCTTGGTAATCTCCTTGAGAATCACCTTGTTCATTGCACTGTTTGCAAGCTGCGACATGCTGTCAATCACAAGGATATCGCGGTCTGTGAACTTGAGAATATCAATCTCAGACCACTTGGCAGTGCTGTTCTTTGCGCAGATCGGGCAGTTGATCTTACCGTGATCCATGCAGATACGTTTGGAGCCGCCGCGCAGCACCTCACGAACTGTGTCAATTGCAACAGGATACAGTTTGTGATCCGGCACAGGGATGACGTTGATATTCTTGCGGAACTGCGGAGCAAGAATTGCAGGATTGAGCAGAGTCTTGATGCCACTCTCAAGGTCCAGCCAGTGAAGCGTGTACTTGCTGGCCAGCTTGCCAACGAGCGCAGTCTTTCCAGTTTTGGGTGCCCCATAGACTAGGACCTTCCCGCGCGTGGAGACTTTGAATTCATCGAGGTTCATGATAGTCGCCCCTCAGTGAATGGTAAGTTTGGTGAAAGGCACGATGATGTTGCAGACATAGAGGACAGATTCCCCATGCTCACCTACTACGGTGATCTCGGCTGCAACTTGAATGGTAATCTTGATGCTACCATCTGACACAACCATCTGCTCTGCCGCAGTCTTTGCGTAGAGTGCAGCCTTGCGAGTATCAGGGAGGCTGCCCGGTGGCCCATAGACTGCGCAAGCATAGTGCCGCAGTTCCGTGTTGCTGTCTGCATCGTTGTCCTCTACCAGCTTAGGTACAGGGCACACATCGACACATACATCTTCCTCAGGATCGAAGAAGCAAGCAGAAGGATGCGATGTACCACTGGCGAAGAATACTTCCATCAGGCTCAGAGTTACAGGCTGTTGAGTGGTCATTATACTTCTCCGTTAAGTTTGCGCCGCTGGCGCTCGATGATTTCTGTCAGCGTGGTGCGGAAGTCTACATGCTCCAGCTCACCAAGCTGTTCGAAATTTTGGATGATTGGCAGATCGCGGAACTCTTTTCCAAACACGGTAGACATTTGCAAGTCACATGTCTGGTAGAGTTCGCACCGCCGCATGAACTGGAAGCAACTGCGCCCCCGCTTAGGAAACAGGCCAGTCTCCATGTAGCTGTCAATCTGCTGGTGCATAAGCAACTGATCTTGCAGCCACTCCGCTCTCATGCTCACCGTCTTTGGGAATGGCATCTGTACCCAACGCTGATCGCTTGCACTGTAGATCGTGTAGAGCACCTCATACTCTGTTCCACCGAGCATGTCAATGACGACGCTGTATGAGAGGGCTTGGTCACTGTTGCCGTAGAGTGCAGGATCAATGTTCTTGAATCCTGTAGTCTTGTTCTCCTTGACTAGGAACCTGCCAGTTTCACGGTGGCGCAGCAGCTCGTCAATGTGGCCAGAATAGAAGTAGCCGTCCTCGAAGTCTACCGCAATCGTGGCCTCAATATTGCAGACTTCATAATCGCGCAGGTTGGTTTCTTCCTCGTGGAAAGTGCGGTAGGTATAGAGTGCCCAGACAGCTTCGTAAAAGCTCTTACCTGTGCGTCTATCATTCTTGAATTCCTCCTCAAGAAGATCAATGTCCCATGCAAGGAAGGCCGCCCAGATTGCTTCACGGATATCTTGTGACTGGTCATAGACTGCTACACCCGCACCAACTGCATGGCCGAATGCAAAGGTCGGAGAGTTAATGCGCTCCGCAGTTCCTGCCTCAGCCTGCATCTTCTTGAGTGCCCACTTACGAGGGCAAGCATGAAGCACATCGTTGGTGCTGTAGGTTGTGAGATTGCGATGGGCCACAAGGCGGGAGTAGTTATCCTTCTTTACCAGATTGACAACCTTCGTCCCGGGAACAGTCTCCCGAATGTCTGTTGCCAACAGTTCATCCATTGTTATGAGTACCATCATACCTCCCACATTCTTCTTTCCGCGGCAATCATCTTGTCTGCATCTAATGCAGACATAAGATAGACTACGTTGTAGATGTGAGCGCTGCGATTCAACGTATTGATGGTCCAAGTAACATGTGCATGGGACCTGAATTCCATCGGAGTTGTAGTTTCAATCTCACCTGTGTTCAGGCGCAGTCGTTCAAGTGCTAGTGTAATCATAACTGCTCACTCCATCATATCGCTTGTCGGTAACATAGCTCAGTCTCTCCAGTTCCATGTAATCACGGTAGTCTTCATCTGTAGGCTCTTGGCCTGGATAAAGACCTTCCTCGTTAATGATTCTGTTACGCAGTCTTGTCCGCATCTCTCAGCCTCTGGATATCTGCATCGTTGAAAAGATACACAACCCCATAGATGTGCGCACCTTTGTTCAGGTTGTTGACAGTATTGACAGCGTGCGAGTAGGACATGAACTCCATGGGAGTGTGAGCCGTAATTTCGCCAGTAGTCAAGTTAATACTGTCAAGTGCTATGAGCAGCATGACTGTTCTCCTTTTAGAGATCCCCCACGTCAATCTTCTTGCGAGTGCCGGTGCCCTTCTTGACTGTGGCCTTGACAATCTCCGTCTTGGTGTGAATCTCAGCAGCATCAATGATGCGTGCAATCTCACTGTCGTCCAGAAGATGCACAGTTTCAGGATAGGTGATGAGGAGACTGTGAGTATTGCGCAGGTGCTGCGGCATCATGGGATCTTTCTCAAGCAGCGCAGTCTCAAGGCTGAGAAGTGAAGCTGCTAGGCGATCCATAATGTCCGCAGGTACATTGTGTTCAATGTCTTTCATTCTAAACTCCTTAGGCAGCGATAGCTGCGAGTTGATAAGCCGCATGAGATTGGCCTGTTCAGTCTCAGGGACGCAGCCAATACGAACAACAAGCATGTTCATATCAAGTTGCGTGAGTGGCTTGCGCCAGAAGCTGGCGATTACCACCAAGAACTCTTCCCCGATCCACGGCTGCAACGGTGCCGGCGGAAAGCTATACCAGTCAAGGTTGCGCAAGCCTAGCGCCCATGAAAAAGCCATCGGGTGAGTATCCACTGGCCTTGTAATGTGATAAGTTATTCCTCGCGCCGTATGAAACAACTTTGTGCGTGCTTGCAGTTCATGTGACTGCGGTGGAATCCAGAAGTTCATAGTGCCTCCGGCATTATAGGTCTGTTCGATAGAGGAGGGAGATATGAATCTTGATATGAGTTGGAGAGAGTTCTTCTTGCTTAAAGACTAGCTTGCTCCAGCCGACTAGACCTGCAAGGCGGCGAGCCACATTCTCTGCTGTCTTGACCCGTTTAATCCCATTAAGAACTGGACGTGCGGATGCCTTGGTTACGGTCAGTTCTACGTAACCATGCTTCTTGATTTCATTCCAGATCAGATCATAACGGCTCACAACGCTTTACGCCCTCGTTAGTTGTTGCCCGTCTTTCCGGGCTGCCATGCCATTTGTCTCACCAAAGACCAATCACGGAATTGAACCGCCTCCCTTCCTACCAAGCCTCGGCAAACGAGCCAGAATCGAACTGGCACTTCCTGTTTGCTGCCGTTAGCAGCTTGCAATCTACAGAATAAAAACCCCGCCGCAGCGGGGTCTTTATCTGGAGACTACAAGTGAGCGAAGCTCACAGGAGATCGAGATCGACCGCCTTCTCGGGCTCGCTGATCCACTTGCTGAACTTGTCGCGGATGCGAACTGCGCAGGTGCCGGTGTCGTCGAGATTACCGCTGCTGGCAAGGTAGATATCCAGTTGATCAACGAGAACTTGCAGCACTTCCTTGTTGGCCTTGGCCTTCTGCGGACGCTTGAACAGGTTGATGTGGTTCTTGATACGATCCTCCGCCTTGCCAGTGGCAGCCACCATAACCGCCAAGTAATCTTCGAAGAAGGCTTGCCATTCTTCATCGGAGATAGCTTGGACACCACGACTGGAAGGCGGCAGGTTGGCGATGTAGGTCAGGGAAAGCTGATCGAAGTTGAGCATCGAAGCAGCAACTTCCTTGCTCTCGTCATCACCGAAGGACTCGATGATTTCATCGAACTGGCCGCGCGCAGCTTGATAGATGATATCGCCAATGGTGCTCATGATCAGGCCAGCTTCGGCGCCACCGTTGGAGAGCATCATGACAACTTCATCAGCACTCGGAACGGGAAGATCGCAGACCACGGAAGGCTGCTTCTTGGTGCGGCCGACTTCCTTGCCGGCTTCGTCAGTGACCTTCCTAGTCTTGAAGTTGAACTTGTAGGATTGTGCAACGGGCATGATATGCTCCTAGCTTGGTTGTTTGCTGCGTTCGCAGCGGGTTGGAAACTTGCGGCTCACTTGTTGTTGAGTGAGTGATATGTACTATACAGTATTGCGGGGGCGTGTCAAGGCCCCCTGTGCATCTGAGTTTATGCTTTCTGCTCTCGCTTGAATCTTAGAATAGCTACTCGCCTATCCGGGATTGCCGGACTGAGTCGAAACTCTACAGTCAGCAAGCCTTCAGGTCCATGCTGGTCCCACTCTGTTTTCGTGGGGATCATGTTGAATGCCCACACCACTTCGTAAAGATGCTCTCCCCTCAAGAGATAGACACCAGAGAAGTCCTCATGCCTTATGAGTTCATCCTCAATTTCGCGGCAGCTCATGACCTTAATGTGATGAGCAGTTACCAGCTTGCGGCCTGCCTCACTGAGATTGGCCCAAGGAAAATAGCGGATGCGTTGAGCAAGCTGAGTCTTGCTGCGATCGGGAGTTGTGAGGTTGTTGTATAGCATGATGATTAGTCCTTAGTCTGCGCTTGCGCTTGCAGAGAGAATCTCTTGGTGAGGAGGCGATGTTGTGCTTGCGCCCGGAGGAAGAGCGCCATGCTTGCAAACTCACTTCGCTGCGGCTCAGGTGGGAGCTCAGTCAGCTTGCTTGCTCGCGCATCAATGTCACTGAAGAACTCTTGTTCTTTCTTACGCTCTGCCTCTGTCAGATCAGGATGGGCACTTGTTCCGTTCGCGGGGCGGGAAATGATTGTGAAAGAGCTGTAAAAGTCACGGATCATTTCACGAATGTGCTTAAGCCGATGGGTGATGTAGTGAGTAATGTCATTGCCAAGATCGCAGCATTCAACCACTGCGAACTGTAGATCCTCTACATCATCAAGGCACCACTCTTCCTGATTGATATCTCCATTTCTCCAGAGATTTTCAAACGTTGCCAGCCTACCACTTGAGTATTTGTTAGAGAGTTGCAGGGCCATCCAGTTCCATACGGATGTGAGGTCATTACGTTTGAGGTGGACTGCCTTGGTAGTCTTTTCTGTCTGCGCTGTGAATTCCTCAGCTTTCTTGAGTTTCTCCTTACCTGTTTGCCATTCCGTGCGGAGATCTTCACATGCTTCAATCCATCTACTCAGATTGCCCCATGACTGATTGAGATTGTCAGGATGCGGCCTATATCTGGGGAGAGTTATGCGCTTGCTTGTGGCAAAGTGATACCAGTTGGCAAGTGCTAAGAGGCGCCGGCCCGAGCCTACGCAGACTGAAAGGTCTGGCAAGCAAGCGTAATCATCCACGAGTGCGCCAAGATTGTAGAGGATAGCACTTATCTCCAGTGCAATTCTTTGTTCTTGCGCAGGGGAGAGCTTCCACTTACTCTCATGGGCAGCATTCAGATCACGTTGCAACTTGGCAAGCAAGCTGTCAAGATTCTGTGAATAGATGGGATGCACAAGCACTGCGGATAGGTTGGTGACAAGAGGGAAACCCTCTACACACAAGGTGCGGACTTGTGCAATTGCAATGCCGCTGCGTTGGCAATACAAGGTGGATACTTTTGCAGTCATGATAACGCCCTCAAGATAGAAAGAACAGAGAGGATAGGAAGTGATTAGTCTTGCGACTCACGCAAGCTTGCTTGCTTGCTTGCAAAGTATGCAATCTTTTCAGGAAGTGTAGTTCCCGGAATGATCGGCCGCCCGGCAGCAGATTTGAGACTGTTCTTGTGCGGTGCAATGTCTCCTTCACAAATGATGTAAAGACTGTGCTTAGCGCGTGTGATTCCAGTATAGATGAGCTCACGAGAGATCATGGTAGCATGTGTGTTATGAAGGAAGAGGAACACACGCTGCCATTCAGAGCCTTGAGACTTATGGATGGTCAGCGCGTAGCCAAGCAGCATGCTGTTGATTTCTCCTGCTGTAGTCAGTAGGCGAGTTTCATCTAGATCAGAAATGTAGACTTCAATGGTATGAGAGGAAAGATTCTTGCTTTCATCATCGCCACCGCCGAGCCTATCAAGCTCATTAAGTACATCATCGAGCGTTCCGCTCCCTTCGGTAGAAGGTGCAAGGGGCGAGACTCCCCACCGATCAAGCTCTCTGCTTTCCGGCTGCGGCAGCTTGCCGTCATAGCCATGCTGATGCTTGATGCTGGTGATGATTGCCTCATGACGATCTACCATAACTCTATCGCCGACTGCCCAATAGCTCTTCTGATACCGAGCAATGACTTCCCATGTAACCTCATTACGCTGTGTGGTGAGGTGCTGGGCAATGATCTTATTGAGCTCAATCGTCCCGAAACTCTTATTGAATGGGCAGAGGATCATATCCTCGTTGGGATCATATTGGCCAGAGGTGATCATCTTAGGGAGAAAGACTTTCATCATGGCAATGGCGTTCTCTTTGCCTACGCGCTTCTTCCAAGGATGGATGGTAAGTGTTCCATGCTCTCCCTTGTCAATCGTTTGAGGGGAGAGCAGGCTGGTAGGAACATCACTGCTGTTTGTTCGGATGGAAGTTGCCAAAGAAATGATGGGGCTTTCCAGTGCTTGGCGATAAACGTGCGTGAGTTCCACGGTAGGAAGCTCAGCCAGTTTGAAGCCTAGGATGCTTGGTCCGAACACTGGCGGGATCTGGTTGAGGTCACCAAGCATGATGATGTGTGTGCGTGAGGGACGCGGCAAAGCACTGATGACTTGGCCATAAAGGTCTGTCCCAATCATGCTTGATTCTTCAAAGATTATGGTGCTGATATGGGGGAGTGGATTAGCACCGTTGCGCATAGGTTCAAAGCGCATAGTAGTCCGCACATTTCCAGTCTCTTCATCTTGGAGTTCATAATAGACTGGTGCGTATTCCAGCAGCTTGTGGATGGTAATGCAGTGCTTCTGGAGATGTTCAGGAAGTTTCTTCCTTATGTTATTGACTGCTTTGTTGGTGAAGCCGCAGATCACGATGCCGGGATTGCCCTCAAGTAGATGCTTCGTGGATTCTAGCAATGGACTCACGTGACTTGCTTGCTGAAGGCGCGTGATGATTTCCTGTGTGACTGTAGTCTTACCTGTGCCTGCGGCACCAATTAGGCAGAAGCTCTTAGCTTGCATGGCCATTTCAATAGCAAGCTGCTGTTCCTTGTTGAAGCTCATGGCGCCAAGGCGCATAGCAGGAATAGCTGCTGCATGGGCATCTACCAAGGGCATGGTCTGCGGAAGAGCCTGCACGGTGGCTGCTTGTGCTTGCTGCTTCGCGGCTTGGATGGCAGCGTGTTTTTCACGGGCGGCTGCAACAAGGGCGGCGACTCTGGGATTCATGATAAGTAATTCTCCAATCTATAAAAGTGGGAAAGGTGTTTCACACGCTATCAAAGGTCATCAAGCAGATCATGTTTCGGAACTGAGAAGCCTAACGTCTCAGCACATATTGGGCCAATCCCGAATGCTACGCTATCTTCAGCAATAAGGGTGCGGCCACATATGGCACAATGGCCAGTCTTGCATCCTTCGTTGATGGCTGCTTCTTTAGGATTTGCACAGATTTCAGGTAGCACCTCATTAAGAATGTCTCTGATTGCATATGCCTCCCTGCTAGGT